TCCCCCACGGCTGAATTGCTGGAGGCGGTAAGCCTCTTGTTGAGCGCGACGGCGAAGGTCATGCGGGGCAGGAGCCCTGAACGTGAGCAACACCACCCCGTCCATCACCCCCAAAACCGAACAGCGTGAGGCCGTAGACAATGGTGGATACGCATTCCCCACGTCGATTGCGGCGTGTCCAAACGCTAACGGCGACATCGTGGTTCATGATTCGGCAGAACGTGCCGAGCCCGGCATGTCCCTCCGCGACTACTTCGCGGCGAAGGCGATGCAGGGGGCGATGGCTCGCGGTGGCCCCGTCTGGTCCGACGAGACGGACCGTCGCAAGGCGTACGCCAACTTCGCCGACCGTATGTACGCGATGGCCGACGCCATGCTCCGCGCCCGCAAGTCCGGAGGTGCAGCATGACCACCGCGCATACGCCGGAGCCGTGGGGGTTCGGCTTTCTTGAAGAAGGCTGTGTTTGCGAGAAGAACGGCGGCGGGTTGGTGATTCACAGGAGCCTTGATCCAGAAGAGGGTCGTCGCCAGTTTGGGCGTGCTGATCTGGCCCGCATCATTGCTTGCGTGAACGCCCTCGCTGGCATCGCCGACCCCGCCGCGTTCGTGAAGCGGGCGAAGGCGATCGAGGCGGCGGCGAGCAACGCGGTCCCCATGATGCAAATGGCATGGAAGCAGTACGGCGTCGGCGGGATGTTCGAGTGCATGGACGCTCTCCGCGCCGCCCTCGCCATGCCCGGAGGAGCCCAGTCATGACCACACCATGCGAACACTGCGGCGGTACCACGATGGTGCGAAACTGCATCCGCTGCGGCGCTCCCCTCTGTTGCGATACGTGTTGCAGAATTGAAACTGCTCGCATGATTCAGGAAGAGGGTGCGGCCAGCAAACTCGCTCCCGGCTGGGAGGATCTGCTTCGGTGTATGTCTGAGCCGATTCCACAAACTAAGGGGGAGAAGCCATGACCACGCCATCCGCCGGGGCGCTGCGGGCTGCGAGTTGGATTTGTGCTGGAACACCCAGCCTGTGCGGAGAAAACGAACGCATCGCTCGCATCATCGACGCTCACACCAACCACGCGGCGCTGGTGGAGGCGGCGAAGGAAGCATTTGCTGCGATGGGTGGTATCGGTCTTCAACTCACGCCAAACTCTCCGGATTGGCAAGAGCCGCTGATGTCTGCATATGCCAAGCTCAAGGCGGAACTCTCCAAGGAGGGTGCGTGATGCCATCAACCACCGGCATCGTCGGAAGCAACTACCCCGCAACGTCGCTGTGGGCTGCGCGAGACATCGCACCAGCAACCGGCACGCTTCGGGCGAAGGTGCTGGCATACATCGCGGGATGCGGCGACACCGGGGCGACCGACGAGGAAATCCAGGCCGCGTTGAAGATGAACCCCAGTACGCAGCGTCCACGCAGGATCGAGCTTGCTCGGGACGGTCGAATCAAGGCGCTCGAAACCAACCGCAAGACCACATCGGGCCGGTGGGCGCAGGTGTGGGTAGTCAACAAGGGAGTTTGAACATGACGTTTGTGTCTGATTGGGTAAAGCAAAACAGGGGTCCGATCCGCAAGTGTTCGGAGTCGAATTGCACGGGATCGGTCTACTTCTGTCGCACGTATTTTAGTGGCGATGCTGATTGGCAGGTGTGCCAGTGTGATAAGTGCGGTGCTGGATGGGAGTCCGCTGGTGTCTGGTCGTATCCGATCGATCAGAAGATCAAGCAGGAGCCCACAGAGGCGAAGACGCTTCCGATCGTCCAGTTGATCGGAGGCCCACTTGACGGTCAAAGCCATCAGCTTGAGGACCCCTTCGACATGGGGGTGTGGCCCGAGAAGATGGGATTGCCCGTCAATGGAAACAAGGACGATCTGGCGTGGTACTCCAAGAGCGAAGGCAATGTGTACGTCTATGGCAAGGGAGCATGACATGACGACGACGACTGACAAGAAGATGGCGGGGTACACGGAAGCCCAGCACGACAAGGCCCTTACGCGGATGGCGGCGGATGCCATGAGCGCGGCGGAGGTGGTGGACTGGCGGAAGGGGTGCGTCGTGGAATCGTGCGAGGCGTCGGGGGGCCGCTTTCAGGTCGTGTCGCCGAATCGCGGGTACTGGCTGTACGAGGGTGAGTGGATGGGTGAAGGACACCCCGGAACCTTCGGCAAGTTCTTCATCGTCGGCGAGTACGCCAATAAGGAAGAGGCTGAAAACGCCCTCGCTTCCTGCACCCTTCCCTACCCCGGCTACATCCCCCCCGTTGACGAAGCACGCAAGGCGACGGACATCGGCGATGGCCTCGGCCTTGACCACGACCAGCCCCGCCGCACGCTCGCGGCCACGATGGCGAAGATGCCGGAACTGGCCGACAGCGGCACCGCCAACATCGGCAAGGACGGCGAGGCGCCCACCGCAGACGACCTGATCGCCACACTTTCCGCCCTGCCCGTCGATGGTGAGTACGTGTGCTTCTGGGGCCAGAGCGTCGCCGCGGCCCTCTCGTTCGTCAACGACGACAACTCGATCGAGGTCGCATTCGTCGGCGAAGGCACCAAGCCCCGCGTGTGCTTCCGCCGGCTGCGGAACAAGGCGATGCGTGAGAACCTGACGCCCCGCCCGTACCACGTGATGCTCTCGGTCATGGTCGAGGTGGACGCCGAAGACAAGTCCGACGCCTGGAACAACGCCCGCGATGCCGTCCGCCGCGTGGGCGGGAAGCACATCGAAGTGATCGACGCCCTCAACGTGGCTGAAGCCTGAGACGACCACCACGAAGCGATAGGGAGAAAGAAACCATGTGCAGTCCGATCTCGATCATCATGTCGGCAGATTCGGCGTGGACGCCCCAGACCGATGGGTGGCACCACCATCACTCCGCGATCGCCAAAGCAGCGGGACTTCCTGACGGCATGATGGGCGACAAGTACGCGAGGGTTGAGGTGACCCCTTCCAATGGGAGGTTCCGAGATCCCGTCACGAACGCGGTGGTCCAGGTGGATGAAACTTGGGAGGTTCGCCTGGATGAGCGGCGGGCCCCCGCGTGGTGGGCCGAAGACGGGATAGCACAGATTGACCGCGCCCGCGAAATCGCGGCCAAATGGCTGCGAGCTTTCCCTGAACACCTCGTTCCCGGCGCTCGGCTCACGGGCGGCCACGACAGCACGCTCACGGGCGGCGACCGCAGCACGCTCACGGGCGGCCACGACAGCACGCTCACGGGCGGCGACCGCAGCACGCTCACGGGCGGCGACCGCAGCACGCTCACGGGCGGCCACGACAGCACGCTCACGGGCGGCCACGACAGCACGCTCACGGGCGGCCACGACAGCACGCTCACGGGCGGCTACGGCAGCACGCTCACGGGCGGCTACGGCAGCACGCTGACCGGCGGCGACCGCAGCACGCTCACGGGCGGCGACCGCAGCACGCTCACGGGCGGCGACCGCAGCACGCTCACGGGCGGCTACGGCAGCACGCTCACGGGCGGCTACCGCAGCACGCTCACGGGCGGCGACCGCAGCACGCTCACGTGGAGGTATTGGGACGAGAAGGCGGCGAGATACCGCGTTTTCGTCTGCTACACCGGCGAGAACGGAATTGACGCCTGCGTGCAGTATGAATTTGAATTGGTGGACGGGTCGCCCCAAGTCAAGAAGAAGGCCACGGCCTGAGACAGCCCCCCACAACGGGGCATGGCATGTGCGCTCCGCGCCGTGCCCCGGATGGGCGGCTGTCGATGGTGACGGCTCCCGGGAGACAGAACTATGACGATGGCAGTCCTTGGGCTCACGCCCGAACAACACGCGGTACGCCGCACGAAGGTCACGGCGTCCGAACTCGCCGCGGTGATGGGTCTGGACCCGTACAAGACGGCGGGCGATGTCTGGGCGATCAAGACCGGCAAGGTGGAGAACGGCGCCGGCAGCGACGCCGCCGAGTGGGGTCACCGCATCGAGCCCGCCCTGCTGGACTGGGCGGCGGGCAAGCTCGAATCGTCGATCACCCGCAACGTCTGGAAAACCTCCGGTGTCCTGGGCGGAACCTGTGATGCGATCGTGGATTCCTGCGGCGTCCCCCTGGAGGCTAAGACGTGCGGCCTGATGAACTTCAAGGCTCTCAACATGGCCGAGTGGGGAGAGGATGGGACCGACGAGGTTCCCGACCGATTCCTCGTGCAGGTCCACGTTCAGATGATCGTCACGGGCACGCAGTACGCATACCTCGCGGCCCTGCTGGCGGGTCACGGTCAGCGGCTGTACACGATCGAGCGGCATCCCCAGCTCTGCGACGCGATCGAGCAGTCGGCGGCGGCGTTCTGGCGGTGCGTGGAGACCGACACCCCGCCCCTGGAGTCGCCGTCGCTGGAGACGGTTCAGCGGTTCCGCCGCGTGGCTGGTCGGTCGGTGATGGTGCGCGACGAGATCGCCCAGCAGTACATCAAGGCCAAGGCCGAGCGGAAGAAGTGGGAAGACGCCGAAGAATCCGCCCGCGCGGCGCTGCTGGCGTCCATGCGTGACGGTGACGGCCAGTACGTCGAGGACGCGACCTGGAGCGGCGGCGTGCTGACCTACCGGCAGAACAAGCCGACGGTCAAGGTGGACGCCAAGGCGATGGCGGAGGCTCACCCGATCCTCGCCAAGCAGTACGTGAGGGAATACCCCGGAGCCCGCGTGTTGCGGGTGAAGGAAGCCAAGGGAGGTGCAGAATGACGATCGTTCCGACCGCAGAAGAGGCCAAGGTCCTGGAGATCATGGACCAGCCCGAGCCCGACGTGATCGAAGGGTCTACCGCCCTGGAAGCCCAGACCCGCGGCGAGATCGACATCCAGATTGCCACGGCCCGCAAGTACCCCCGCTCCGTCCGTTCGTTCCTCATGCGGACGAAGGAACTGGTGGGTGTGGATGAAGAGACCGCCGCTTCGTGCTTCTACCGCCTGCCGCGCGGCGGGAAGATCCTGGAGGGTCCGTCGATCCGCCTGGCGGAAATCGTCGCGTCCACCTGGGGGCACATGCGGGTTGAGGCCCGCATCGTCGAGCAGGACGCTCGATTCATCAAGGTCCGGGCTGTCGCCTGGGATCTGGAGTCGAACTATGCGGCGGCGCAGGAAGTCACCCGCCGGATCACGGACAAGAACGGCAAGACCTACTCCGACGACATGATCGCTGTCACCGCGAACGCGGCCATGTCGATCGGCCTGCGGAATGCCATCAACCGCGTCGTGCCGCGGACCTACACCAACGCCTTTGTCTTCCTCGCCAAGCAGGTCGCCGTGGGTGATCTTGCCACCCTGAGCCAGCGGCGCGGGCAGTCGCTGGACTACTTCGCCAAGCTGGGTGTTCCCAACGACCGCGTGTTCAAGACCATCGGTGTCGCCGGAATCGAGGAAATAACCCTCGACCACCTCGCCACGCTCAAGGGCCTCGCCACGGCCATCAAGGAGGGAACGACCTCGGTGGATGATGCGTTCCCCGAGCAGGCTCCGGCAAGCGAGACCGCACGCGGGGCCGCTGGGCTGGCCGAACGCCTGGCGGCGAGCAAGACGCAGGAAGCGTCCACTCCTCCCGCCGATTCCCCCAAGGAACCGGCCCCGGCGAAGACCGCGACCCGCAAGAGCACCAAGCCGGCCCCGGACGCCGACCCCGATGGGTTCGTCCAGTCCCTTGGCCTGCCCGAGTAGTTTCTCTCTCCCGGGTCCTCGCGTCTCTCCGGGCGCGGGGGCCTTTTCAGGAGTCTCGCATGTCCCAGCCCCTCAGCTTCTACATCGACTTCAAGCCCGGCGTGACGCGCGACACCGCGATCGTGCTGCTGGCCCTGCCCGACAACATCAAGACCGCCCTTGTCGATGCTGGGTTCCTCACTGTGGGACAGCTTGAGGACCGGGCACAGGGGTTCAACGGCGGGCGCGGGCGCCTCACGCGGATCAAGGGCGTGGACCCCAAGGGCGAGTACGTGATCGAGAACGCGATCTACCAGATGCCGGAAGTTCCGGTATCGACGATTCACGACGACGGTTGATCTCTCGACGAAAGGATGGAAATGTCTGCACTGCCAAACCCCACCCCGCGCAGCAACCGAGATTTGATCGGGCGTTTCCGAGAGGAGTACAGCGAGGCCATCGCGGAGGCTCGCACCGGCGCGGAACACACAGAGACCGAGGGGTGGAAGAACCTGTATGCATTCCAGCGTCAGGCATACCGAGGCGCTCGCCGCGCGACGGCCCAGCGGCTGGAGTCGATGGCAAAGCAACTGGAAGACTTTGGGTTCTGCGAAGACGACGAGAAGGCCCTGAAGACGCTGGCGAAGGACATCGCCGAGCGCCGTATCGAGTTCGAGGTGTTCAATGACAAAACCGTCGGAAGGGTTTGCGAGCCCGTCAGCAAGTGCGAGCGCGTGATTGAGCAGTACAAGGCCGCTGCGGTGCGGGATGAGTCTGCGGCCCCGCTTCACAATGTGGGCCTTGAAGAAATGATGCGGATCGAAATCAGCAAGGTTTCTAGGCCGTGGTTCAATGCGGAGACCGGCGTCGTCGAGATCCGCGAACCCGCATCCTGATCTCCTCCTGGTCGCGGCCTTGAGCCAGCCGCTCCGGACCGCTGTGGGAACGCGGCGGTACCGGGTTTGAGACAGACCCCTTTGGACCTGCATCCCTCGCGTGAGGGGGCGGTGAAACCAAGATGAACGCACGGCACGGAACCAACATGAAGACTCACCCCGCAATCCTGAACGCCAAACTCCCGACCAAGAAGGTCTATCTGCCTCTGGAAACAGTGATGGCGATGCGTCGCGCGGAGAAGGACTACCCCGGCCAGCCTCCCCGCGACGTGATGACGGTGGGAATCGTGCAGTACCGGCACAGCGGCGTTTATGACTGCGACGCGAAGTCGTGGATCAAACCCCAGGTGCGTCGAGAGACGATGGACGCGGGCGGAAGCTACCTCGTGCGGTTTGGCGAGGGGAAGTCTGCGGTGACCTGCCTCAACCACTGGTCCGAGATGATCCCCCTGAGCAACGAGATGGCTGGCGAGACGGAGCAGGAATAAGCCCGTGAGCTACCCGACCGAACATCTCTCGCCGGCCGAGCGAGCCCTGCACACCGATCTGGCGCTGCTGGGTTCTCTGGCGTACTCGATGGCGGCGGAGATGGTCATGGATGCACGCTCGCCATCGTTCATGCGTAGGTGCGAGCAGATGGCCAGGAACGTCACATCGGTACGCCAGCAGTTGCACGATCACATGATCGCCCGCACCGCCGAGGCGAACGCGGAGATGCAAAGAACGGCCGAGTCAATTCGCAGGAATAAGGCGCGACAAGGGAGGAAGAAAGCATGACCATCTGCCGCGTGTGCGGACAAGCCTTGAAGCAGAAGATGGACCAGTTTCGCGGGGCGCACCTGGGTTGCCAGCCCAAGCCCCGGGACCGTCGCGGGATCGAGTACGACCCCTGCGATCCGCCGGAGGAAGAGGTGACGCCGCGGGCGGAAGCGGTGGAATCCGGGGGCGAGCGATGAACCGTGCCTACCGCCGCTTCCTTGAGCGTTACCACCCCCTCCCCGCGTGGGCGTTCTACGCGATTCTGTCGCTGGCGGTGTTCACGCTGGCGGTGCTGGTGCCGGTGATGTGGGGGGAATGGTGATCCTCAACGAGCACGACAAGCACGCGGCGCAATGGCTGCGGAAACTGATTGCGGCGGGGCACCTTCCGTGCGGCGTGGTGGATGACCGGGATATCCAGGAGTTGAAGGCCGATGACCTCAGACCGCACAAGCACGTCCACCTGTTCGCAGGCATCGGCGGATGGCCTCTCGCTCTTCGGCTCGCTGGATGGCCCGACGATCGACCCGTCTGGACCGGCTCATGCCCATGCCAACCATTCTCATCGGCAGGCAAGCGGAAAGGCACGGGCGACGAACGGCACCTGTGGCCTGAGATGTTCCGGCTCATCCGCGAGTGCCGCCCTGACTGCATCGTTGGTGAGCAGGTTGCAAGCGCGGTTGGGCACGGATGGCTCGATGGAGTATTCGCAGACCTGGAAGGCGAAGGCTACGCCTGCGGGGCGGTCGTACTGGGCGCACACAGCGTCGGCGCGCCGCATATCCGACAGCGGGTGTACTGGGTGGCCGACGCCGGACGCCCAGGCGATGAACGCGAGCTGCGACATCGACAAGCACTTGGCGCGGCTGGAACGGTTGAAGGCCAAGCACAACAACGGGAACGGTGCGGGGCTGACGCTGGGTGCTGCCTCGCAGCTCTGCGGATGGAACACCCCCAGGGCGACGGACGGCAGCAACGGCGGTCCGAACCAGACGGGCGGGGCGCTGCCGGCGGATGCGGCGATGGTCCCTGGTCCGACTTCACCATCCTCCCCTTCCGAGACGGCAAACACCGCCGGGTCCCTGTTGAACCCGCGCTTTTCCCTCTGGCTCATGGGGTTCCCGGTCGCGTGGGCCTCTTGCGGGGAGCAGGCAACGCAATCGTCCCGCAAGTCGCGGCGGAGTTCATCCGGGCCGTGATGGAGGTTCTGTGAAATGCCCCACCTGTGCTGGTTCCGGATGGTACTTCGAGAAGCGCGGAAGCGGCACTGGAGGCTGGGTGCATACGCGGATCGAATGCCCCTGCGGCGAGGCGGAACGTGATCGGTGGAAGGCGTGGCTGGCGGATAAGGACAGGTGGGAGAGGGAAGTAGGAGCGAAGTATGAACGCGAAGGAACTGTTTGAGATCGTGAAGGATGTGCCCCGGGAGTGGTGGCCGGAAGACACCGGGTATGACTCGGATGCACAGGTTTGGATTAACACGGACGACCAGTATCCGATTCACCATCCCGAACTGTGTTTCGAGGCCAGCATGATGCGGTGGCTGTGCCGAAAGCTCATGGCGAGCAAGGGGATGCCCCACGTCTCTGTGGTGGCGCCAGAGGACGGCGAAGATCGCTGGAGGATCTTCAAGTCCACCCGAACGCACTGCATCGCCGTCGAAAACACCCTCGTTGAAGTTCTCGCCGCTGCCTGCAAGGCGGTGGGCAAGTGAAACCCCGCTATTTCACCAAGAAGCGATCCCAGGGCCACAAGCCCGGGGAGATGAACAGCACCGAGACGGCGTATCGGGATCTGCTGATGGGACGGGTGGCGGCGGCGACGATTCACCGCTTCCTCTTTGAAGCCATCACGTTCAAGCTCGCCGACGACGTTCGGTACACGCCCGACTTCGCGGTCTGGATGCCCGATGGCACGCTGGAGTTCCACGAGGTCAAGGCCAGCAGCGGAGACGGCGAGACGCTGATCGACCCGAACGGGCGGACGAAGATCAAGGTTGCCGCCCGGATGCTTCCCGAGTTCCGGTTTGTGATGTGCGTGCGGGCGACGAAGAAAAACGGGTGGGGATGGAAGTACGAAGAGGTTGGAATCTGACCAAGAAGTACGCCGACCGCGAACCGGGGGCGTTGGTGGTGATTGAAAAGGTGAAGTGAAAGGAGCTTTATGAGCATGACGGTTGAAGAGGCGACGGCGCACGTGGGCGGATGGGTTCGCGTGCTGAACGACAACAACCAGTGGAGCGGGGCGCGGGTCGAATCCGTGACCGGCAAGAACGCATCTGTGCGATTCGTCGGCGGGAGCAAGGCCCACGTGGTCGGCGTCGAGAAGATGCAGCCGTGGAAGGCCAGGAACGCCCAGGTGGGATTCACGCCCAAGGCGGTCCCCGTCGCGGCCCAGGCCAAGGCCATGCAGCCGGTCGTCATCAAGGCCGACGCATCTCCCGCGGTGGTCGGCGGCGTGATCGAACCCGTCGCCGCCATGATCGAACGCATGGGGTCGCTGGAGAAGGAGCTTGACGACCTGATGGCTCTGGTTGCCATCTGCAAGACGGACTACGACGGCGCGACGCAGGCGGAGGCTGCTGCCAGGGCGGCGCTCGTGGAGGTGCGCAAGGACATCAAGGGTCGGCTCGGGCTGTAGGCGTCGGTTCTCGCGGGGTGTGGAGTGTTGGATGTGAAAGGAAAATGACAATGCACGAGCAAAGAAAGCCACAGACCATCGGATCTGCCAGCGAGCGAAGCCGCAAACAGGCCATGGACGTGGCGTTGAAGATTGGGCCTGAGAGATACTTTGGCCTGGTGGATGAGGTTGGCAAGGCTATGGAGCTGTGGATCGGCAAGGCGGAACGGGACATCGGCGACAAGACCTCGCTGAAAATGGCGACCATCTACACGTTTGCGTACTACGGGATGATCGACGTGGCATCCCGGATCGTGGACTTCGGAAACGTGAAGGATTAGCCACGTCGGATCTGTGTGTCGGTTCTCACGGGGTTGGAAGGGGCTGGTTTTCGTTGGCGCAGAAGTTGCCATTTCTCAAGTTCTACCCGGGCGACTGGATGAAAGATCCGGCGCTCCGGGCGTGCTCATACGCGGCCAAAGGGCTGTGGGCAGACATGCTTTGCCTCATGCACGAGGCACCCAATCGCGGCTTTCTTCAGCACGCATCCGGGGACCCCATTTCCGCAAGCCAGCTCGCCAGAATGACGGGCGGGGGAGTGGATGAGGTCGCCGGACTGTTGAACGAGCTTCAAGCGGCGGGCGTGTACTCGTGCAGTAAGGCGGACGCGATCTTCTCACGCCGGATGGTCCGGGAAGAGCAGGACCGGCAGGTGGCGGTGTCCAACGGGAAGCTCGGCGGGAATCCCGCACTCAAGGGGGATAAGGGGGGGGTTGGTCGGGGGGATAACCCCCTTGCCAACCCTCAGAAGTCAGAGGTTAGAAGTCAGAAGTCAGAAGAACCAAGAGGGGAACCCCCCAACCCCCCAACGCCGCTGGCTGCGGGGAACGCCCATCCCGCGATCCGGTTCGCCGAACGCGACGAGCGGTTTTCCGCGATCGCCAAGGCGTACCCCAACCGGGCGGGAAGGGCGAAGGGCATTGCCGCGGCACAGGAAGCCGCCAGCCGCATCCTGAGCGGTCAGGACGACCTGGGAGACCACCCGAAGCCTTCGGACGCGGCAGCGTGGCTCCTGGCAAGGGTTCAGCAGTGGGCCAAAAGCCCGATGGCTCGCCGGATCTTGGCGGAAGAGAACGGGAAGTTCATGCCCAGCCTGGCGAGTTGGATGGTGGATCGGAAGTACGCGGACCCGCCCGGGGCATGGGGTGAGTCTGGAGGCGCCGGCACGAGCCCGCGGGCGATCTACGACCGGCTGGGGCCGGCGGAGAAGGCGGAGTGTGAGGCGGCGGGGACTGGGTTCACCCGGTCGTCCGATGGTTGGTGGTCGAGAGTGCTGGGGCACGCGGCCAAGAAGTTCGGAGGTTCAGCATGATCCTTGCATCGGACATCGAAAACGCCCTGTGGGGTGCGAAGGCCCTGGGGCGGCACGGATATGGATCGCACGCGACGGTGTATGCGCGGATCAAGAGAGGAGCGGAGAAGTGAAAGAGCGACCCATCCTGTTTTCTGGCCCGATGGTGCGGGCGATCCTTGAAGGTCGGAAGACGCAGACGCGGCGGGTCTACAAGCCTGCAAAAGGCTTCCCACGCCAGGACGGAGAGATCACACCGATCGCCAGCGAGGGTTCGCAGTGGACCGACTACGGACCCTGCCCCTACGGCGTGCCCGGCGATCGGCTGTGGGTGAGGGAGCAATTCTCGTTTGGAAAAGGCTGGGACAGCGTACCGGCAGGAAAAGTCACCAAGGGGGAACAGGTCTGGTATCACGCCGACGGGTCAACAGTGGGCGGATCACAGCTTCCAACATCCTTCGGTCGTGGTCGGCCCTCCATCCACATGCCCCGGTGGGCCTGCCGCCTCGTGCTGGAAGTCGTGAGCTTGCGAGTGGAGCGGGTGCAGGAGATTGGCGGCAACAATGCACTGGCTGAGGGGTTTGACGCGGCGACATGCGAGGCGTTTCTGTCGGTCGCGGCAGGCAAGCAACGATCGCCTGAGTATCCGTGCTATGTGCGATTTGATGATGGCAGCGAGTCGGACGGCTGGCATTGCTACGCATGCGCGCGACGGGAACTTGGGGCGAAGGCGGGCCACGTAGTCGAGGATAGATGCACTCCCGAGACAGACGGCCCCGCGTACTGCGATGAGTGCCACACGCCCCTGCTTGTCTCACTGACGGCATATGGCATCGATCGTGAGCTGCTTATGGAGTGCGACGACGGCGAGAATGTGTCCAACTTCTCGGCCACCGGAATGGATGCGGCCATTGCGGCGATGTTTGCAGGCGGCATCGGTGACCTCCAAGACGCGCATCGACCCCGCCTCGCGCAGATCGGGTTCGCCACCGCGTGGGACTCCATCAACGGCAAGGGCTCATGGGCGTTGAACCCGTGGGTCTGGGTCATCGAATTCAAGAAAGTCAGCTAAAGGAGTTTTATGATGAAGATTTGGAAGAGCATCAACACCGTCGGCGGCCTTGTGGCCTTCCTGTGCATCTGCGGCGTGGGCGCCGGTGCGGCCAGCACCATCCCCGATCAGCCCGTGGTCATCAAGGCCGAGATGATGCCGCCCCACGCCTTCGACGACATCGAGGAATCGCCGGTCCTGGTGAGCCTCACGCCCGCGACGGATCAGGTCTGGGAGATGGAGAACGGCGAGTTCTGGTACTTCACCGCGAACGTCACCGTCAGCCTGTGGTACAGCCCGAGCGGGTGGCACCGCATGAGCGGGGATGCCCCGTTCCTCAAGACGCGGCGGGTGAACGGTGCGCCGGAGGGGATGTCAGGTGCTGTGATCGGTGCGGCGAACGGGTAAGGAGAAGTCGATGGAGAACCCATACTGCATCCAAGGCCCGGCAAGCATCTCATTCAGCGGCGGACGCACGAGCGCGTTCATGCTGCGGCAAATCATTGACGCACATGGAGGGACCCTGCCGAGCGATGTGGTGGTGTGCTTCGCCAACACCGGCCTTGAACACGCCGAGACGTACAAGTTCATCCACGAGATTGAGACTCGGTGGTCGGTGCCGATCAACTGGCTGGAATACCGACACGAGCCCGGACGCCATTACTTTGTCAAGGTGCAGTACGGCACGCACAGCACGAAGGGTGAGCCTTTCGAGCATGTGATCTCTGCAAGGAACTTCCTGCCCAATCCAATGACGCGGTTCTGTACGTCTGAGATGAAGATTCGGACCATGCGGAGGTTTGTTGTGTCTCTTGGATGGGATGAGTACACCAGTGTTGTTGGTCTCAGGGCCGACGAACCGTGGCGCGTCGCCAAGATCAAGGGCGACCATGCGAACGAGTCCGTGGTATGCCCAATGCACGCGGCGGGACACACGCTGGGTGATGTGGAGGCTTTCTGGTCGGTACAGGACTTCCGGCTTGGCATCCCACAGAGAATGGGCAACTGCGTCGGGTGTTTCCTCAAGGCCCGGCACAAACTGGAAATGATCGCCCGCGAGGAGCCAGATCAGCTTGCATGGTGGGCGAGACAGGAGGGGAGATTCATGGACTCGGACGGAAGGCCGAGCGTGTGGCGCATCGACCGCCCCGGCTACCGCGTGATTCTCAAGCAGGTTCAGCAGCAGGGAAAGATGTTCGACGACACCGAAGAGGATTCCATTCCATGTATGTGTCACGAGTAAACAGAGCCGGGAATTTGGCCGCAGAAGCGACGGACTCGACAATCGAAAATCACTGGACACCCCGGCGAACGGGTGAAAGGGGGAGGCGATGGCAGACAAAGCGACAATGACTCTCAATCTCGCGGCAGCGGAAATGGAGGCGTTGAAAGAGTTGGCGGTGGCCAAGGAGATGAGCAAGACGGCGGTAATCAGGCAGGCACTTCGGCTGTATCAATACGTCGCCTCTCGGCAAAGCAGCGGGTACGAGATGGCGTGGAAGGATCGCAAGACCGGCACGTACCACGGGACCATCCTGGTTGGGTGCTCAGCAGCGGAATAACCCCGCCCCCACCAGCCAACGCCGGTGAGGGGCGATTCAAGGAGAACGCATGATGGATAAGTACGACGAGCAGGCGGAGCGGATCGCCCGAACAATTCTCGCGTGGGCTGATGGGGAAGATTCTCCTGAGAAGGTGAGGCAGGACGCGACCAAGGAAATACTTGACGCACTCCGCGCCGCAGCGACGGTGCAGGAGGGGTGTGTAATGTTCGACGATGGCACGGTCTACGACATCGGCATCCTGCACCAAGACGGCAGGCCGAAGGGTTCGCCCCGCGACTGGTGGAATGGCGGGACGTGGGTAACGCCCGGCATGAAGGTGATTGAGTGCTATCCACGTGAATCCGCATCGAAGGCGGTGGAGAATGGGTGAGTACATTGACACCGGGGCACAGTTCAGCCCGTGCGACAAATACCGTTTTACACTTTGGCGCGTGTGGGATGAATCCCTGCCGCAGGTGGCGTTCGTTGGCCTCAACCCGTCCACGGCTGACGCAAAGCAGGACGATCCGACCATCCGACGGTGCCGCGGGTTCGCCGCATCGCACGGGTTTGGGGCGTTCACGATGCTCAACCTGTGGGCGTTCCGGGCGACTGACCCAAAGAACCTGCCGACCACCGTGACCAACGAGGAGGAAATCAACGCCGACACGATCGCCCGCGTGTCCTCCGGGGTGTCTCGCGTCGTCGCGGTGTGGGGCGCACACCCAAAGGCGGCGATTCGCAGGGCCGCAATCCTGCCGCTGGTAAACGAGTGGTGGCATCTGGGACTCACCAAGAGCGGAGAACCGCGTCACCCGCTTTACCTGCCAAACACGTCGCAGATGCAGATATGGTCCCGCAAGGCCACGCTGGTGAAGGATGGGACGCATGGGGATTGAAGCCAGACCATCGCCCCCGTTCGACCACCACCGATGATGAGGGTAGGCCGCAGCGTCAAGTCCCCAGTAGCGAGGTATCATCAGATCCATGAAGACCACCACAGCCCCCAAGCCGCCCAAAGCCCCCACGGGTTCAACCGGAAAAACGCCCAAGGTCGTCCGCCTCAAGCCCAAGGCCGCCAGGGCCACCGCCGCGCGTGCCCACCGCTCGCTGAAGGCGGAGGAATGGCTGCTGCTGGTGGTCACGCTGGAGGTGACCCAGAAGCGGGCCGCGTCCGGCAAGGGCCAGCCCCCGCGGATCGAGCACATCGAGAGGGCGGCCAAGAAGTACTCGGACCGGCCGCTTGGCGAGGCACAGGACTGGTGCCAGCAGCAGAAGTACATGATCCAGATCGGTCAGAACCCCAAGGCCCCGGACGCCCCCACAGGGTTCCTGGGCGTCTCGGAATCCGGCATCAAGGCCATCCGCAGCGACTACGAGACGGCCCAGAGCGAACTGGCCGTGCGGCTGGATTCGGTCGTGCGGACCACCCGCGGCGCCGACGCCGAGAAGGCCAGCCTGCGGGGTCTTCAGTCCGCCCTTCGGGAGCTTGAGGCTTGGTCCCGCGTTGAGGACGCTCAGGACGGGGATGAGGTGGAAACCTCGGTCGAAGGCCCCGCGTCCCCCGACGACGAAGACGACGAACTCTGAAGCCTGCCCGCACGGGCGTGAATCGCACCATCAACTCCCCGCCAGAGTGCCACCTGGCAATGCCGCTCCCGAAACCCGGGGGCGGCTTGTCTTTGGACGCTGAGGACCACGGCGGGCCAGGGAACGGTCGCGGACGGGATGCGGGCAACGCCTTCGACGGTCACGCCCTGGCCGGACCTGAGCACCTCGCGCGCCCAGTGGTCGCGGGGGAGCAGGGCGTCGGCGAGCTCAAGGGCCTCGCCGGGTGCGAGCCCGCGTGCCCAGAAGTCGGCGAGCTTCCAGGGGACGGAGAGGGAGGCGGGGACGGTGGAGGGCATGCCATGATGCTACACTCCGCCCGGTGAAGCACTGACTCCCCAGGAGTCGGTGCAATGGCATCTCCGACCGGCAAAGTCCTTGTCCCATCCGCGATCGGCACATCCCAATACCCACTGGTCAGGTTCGCCAGCCGCGCGACCGACATCAGCACGTCCAACACCGCCCTCGCCGCCGGCAACAACTACGGCCACAGCCTGGCGCTGCCCTCTCAGAGCGTGTCGGGCGGCGTGTGGGTCTCGGGCAAGCTCGACGCCTCCAACAACATCTGCATCGGCCTGTACCTCAACGGGGCCGCGGCCACCACCGCATCGGCCCGCGTCTGGGGACTCATGGAGTTCACCGACGGGGCGAACACCGAGTACCTTGGTCAGTGGCTGGGCGACATCACCGGGACGGCAACCGCCAACGGCACCGCGGTAAACGCATCGTCCGCCCTGCTGACACCCGCCGCCGGCGACACCTGGCGGTTCGTTGACTCGCTGGTGATCTCCAGCGACAAGTCGATGCCATCCACCCCAGCCCGCACGATGATGGACTCCAGCGGCCTGTGCATGGCCGTGTGGGATTTTGTTGGCTTCGAGTACGTCGTGGTGCAGACCAAGATCGGCACCGCCACCTCAGCCGCCCCCGTCTTCAAACTGCTGTCCTGAACCACCGCGTTTCACCGGAGTGATTGCCCATGCGCCTGAGTCGCCTGAGTGGTGAAAGCGGAGCCGCGCTCGTCACCATCCCCAAGCCGTCCGCCTCGACCGACACCCTCGCCCAGATCAACGACGCCATCACGGCGGTGTACAACGCCGGCGGGGGCGTCGTGCAGCTCGCGGCCGGCACGTACATCGTCAACGGCACGATCCTGATGAAAGAGAACGTCGCCCTTGTGGGCGCCGGCAAGTACGCGACCATCATCAAGGAGGCCGACACCGGGGCGATGACCAAGGTATCCAAGAGCGACCTGTCCTCCACCTGGCAGACCTCGCACACCGCGGCGTCGTCGTTCCCGATGTACCCGGTGATCTCCGTCGAGCTGGGCGGGAGCCGCAAGAAGGGCATCCGCGTGGAGGCCCTGACGGTCGATTGCAACGGGGCGAACCAGGCCGACACCCCCTCCAACGCTGGCAACTCCGACGCCCGCAGCTACTGCGGCATCTTCCGCACCAACGCGGACGGGTTCGTGACCAAGGACGTGTTTGTGAAGGATGCGGGCCTTTCCCTCGCCGGGGACGTGGCGACGACCGGATGCCGGGCGTACTGCTTTTTCACCGCCGACGCGATCAACTGCATCGACTACAGCCCGACGGGCGACAACTCGCGGTACGACGTGTGGGGCGCTCGCGGGTATTCCTCCGGCACGGTCTTCGACGGGGACATGGGATCGACCACGGGCACCAACTGCCGCGCCTCGTGGCAGGTCGCGTACCAGTGCCAGGTCAGGGACAAGGGCTGGACCTTCATCCGGTGCCGCGGCGTGAACACCAACGCCTCCGTGACCAGCGCCAACGGCTTCATGAGCCACGGAACGCGGGCGGTGACCATCATCGACTGTTACTTCGAGGCCGTCGCGGGCCACGCCTTCTACGACTTCGGCGACAACACCAACGGGGCTGACGACTCGCCGCTCGACCAGTACAACACCCTCCCCTCGCTGACGAACGACGAATGGACGGATCGCCTGGAGATCACCTCCATGCGGTGCCTGTCGTCGGGCGCGGTGCCCACAGTGAACATCGACACCCAGTTCTCCCGCGACATCCACATCGGCTCCCTGTGGGCTCGCCACCTCACTGGCGATTCTCCGTGCGTGCAGCTCAACGGCGGCACGGGCAAGACCCGTCGCTTCGTCGCCGACCACATCCACGCGACGGTGGATAGCGTCAAGAACACCTGCATTTACCTGAACAACGTCCGCAATTCGCACATTCGCGATGCGGTCTGCGTCTTCACCGGCGACATCAACACCACCGGCTCGGTCGGCCCCAACGGGCTTTACCTGAACGGCTGTTCGGACGTGATGGTTGACCGCTTTGACCTGCACGTGACCTGCGCGGCGTCGATGACCATCAACGCCGGCATCCTCATGAACTCGTGCGTAAACTGTAAGGTGGACCGCGCCGAGTGGTTCTCTAACATTGCCGTGACCGTCTCGTTCGGCATGTACATCGAGAACAATTGCACGCATTGCCACATCAACAACGTCGGCACGGACATTTCCGGGCTCATCACGTTCACATCCAGCCGCATCGTGCATTTCCCCACGTCGCGCGGTGCGGGGTGCAAGCTCTTTGACTGCCGGGCGTGCCACACCTTCGAGCAGGGCACGGACACCATCACGGCGGGCCTGACCACCAAGGCGGTCACGTTCGCTACGGCGGCCTACGTCGGCACATCCTCGTGGAACACCCCGGCGGCCAAGCACATCCAGATCACTTCAAACTCGGCGATGGGGACGGGCTTAAATATCTGGGTGACCAGCGTCACCGCCAGCGGGTTCACTGCAAACATCGCCGCCGCGGCCGCCGCGAACATCGACTTCGCGTACACCCTCGACACACAGCACAACTGACGATGCCCAAGCAGACCGACCAGATCATCCCCGGCCAGAAGACCCCCGGCGGGCCGCGTGCCAACTGCGGACCCAAGCCCAAGGACATGCTGAGATGGCTGCGGGAGACCATGCAGCTTGAGGGACCCAAGGCGTTTGAGCGGTTGATCCAGATGAGCCAGGGCGAGCACGGGGCGGGACCGGAGGTACAGTACAGGTGCCTGTGCCAGATCCTCGCCTATGCCTACGGGAAGCCCAAAGAGCAGATCCAGGTCACGATGACCACCCGGCACCTGATCGAAGGGCTGAGCCAGCAGACCGAGCGCAGGGAGGTTGACAAGGCCCTGAATGCCGCCCGCTACGTCCCAAACACCAGCAAGGCCCCGACGAACAAAGACGGCAGATAACCTGCCCAACTGCCACCCCCTCGCCTTCGAGGGGGACGTTCTCACGCTCCAGATCGGCCAGGACACCATCGTCGTTCCGATGGACGTGCAGGCCAATATCGAGTGGCGCATTAAGCTTCTCCACACCACCGAGACCGACGAAGAGGCCCGCAACGGTTTCCTCCGCCTGTGCTCGCGGCCGTGCGTCGATTCGATGCTGTTCTGGATCACCACCTTCGCGTACACCCACGTGGTCAAGGAGGTGGACGAATCCGGGCAGGAGGTGATGGTCTCGGGAGCCCGTTCCCGCCGTCCCTTTGTGCTCTGGCCCGTGCAGGTCGCCGCGGCCCGCGACCTCTACCACGACATCACCAGCCCGGGGAACAAGGCCATCGTCTGGGACAAATCACGCGAAATGGGCGCGTCCTGGCTGGCCCTGGCCGTCATCATGTGGTTCTGGCTGTTCATCCCCGACACCCACGCCCTGCTGCTGAGCCGCAAAGAGGAGCTGGTGGACAACGGGGAGGACCCCAAGAGCCTGTTCTACAAGATGCGGTACATGCTCCGGAACACCCCATTCTGGCTCCTGCCCAAGACCGGCGAGCAGCACCGGAAGCTGACCAACGAGGAAAACGGGTCCTCGATCATCGGCGACACCACCACGGCGGAAGTGGGCCACGGCGGCCGCGTGACGATTGCCGTCTGCGATGAGGCCGCCCGCATGGATCGGTTCGCCGACATCTGGGGCGGGCTCCAGGACACCGCGCACGTCCGCCTAGCGGTGAGCACGGCCAAGGGCTGGAACTCGTTCGCCGAACTCAAGCGGTCGGGCAGGGCCAAGCTGTACCCCCTGGCATGGTGGGACCACCCCCAGAAGGGCCGGGGGCGCACGATGGGGATGCACCCCTACACCGGCCGGGCGGCGATCGTGAGCCCGTGGTACCTCGAATACTGCAAGACCGCCAGCCCCCGGGATGTCGCCCAGAACCTGGACATGGACGACGCGGCGGCAGGGCAGGCGATCTTTGACGCCCCGGTGGTCTACCGGCACCTGAGCGCGACGGCCCAAAGGCCCTGGGCGGTGGGGACGCTCAAGCTGACCGACAAGGGGCACAAGGAACTGGCGATCGAGCGCCGGCAGGTCGAG